CGGTAGTTTGTGGGATAAAGTTGATATCCTTAACTATTCTGATTTGATGGGGCTTAAAAAAGAAAAAATATGGTGGAGTGGCAATGTTGGAAAAATAGATTTTGAAAAATGTGATCATGTTATAGCATGGATGCCTCTGCCAGAACCGTATAAGACAGATATTAGGATAAATGTCAGCAAGTGGGAAGACAAAGAACCAACTGAAATTGTAAAAGAGGAACAAAACATGGCACAGAACATTATTGGAGAGAGACTCGCCGGATTACTGAGGGAACAAGACAAATCTCAGAGAGAGCTTGCTAGACAGGCCGGCATCACGAATGCGTCTATATCCAGGTATATCAAAGGCGACCGGGTACCGAAGGGTTCTATCCTCGCCAATATTGCCAAGGCACTGCACACCACCACGGATTATCTGCTGGGGAATGAGAAGGATTCTAATGATCCGGAGCTTGAGTACAATTACACACAGCGTGCGATTGCCCGGAATGCAAACCGGTGGAGTAAAAAGCAGAAGCTGGACCTTGTGAACGCTCTCTTCGAGAACGATGATTAACGTTACGGAGGAATGGCAAATGCAACCAGTAGAGAGGATTGAGATAACAAAACCGATGGAAAGCAAATGGATTCGTGCAGATCGATTATGGGATAGAATTGCGGGAAGCGCTTTTTTCTCCACGGAAGAAAAAGAAAAAATTCGACTTGTAATTGAGACCGAACATGGAGAGAACGTAACTGAAAATTAAAAAAGGAGACAAAGAAATGAATTTTGACGCTAAAGCAACTGAAATTGTAAGGAATTATATTGTAGAGCATCTGGATAAATCTGATCCGATGCCTGATTTTACGGTGTTTACAGTCTGGAAGTGCAAGGTTTTGCAGAACTGGAAGTATCTGCTTAGTTCAACTCTTTTCGATGGTATGTACTATGAATTGACCTACAATGGTGATAAGCACGAGTGGTATCTGGATGCCTACAAGAAGTTTCAGAATGTGGTAGTGAAAGAGGAAGAAAATGATTAACGTGATTGTTAGTGATGAACTAATTAAAAAGCTTATATCTTCTGAATCGTTAATTCCTAAAATGGTTTATTGTCCACACTGTGGGGCTAAAATGGACGAACAGCAGAACGACATCGAAGATTGAGAGGACAAATGGAGGACATTATGGATGAGATGAAAATAAAAACACTTTGGCTAAGAGGTCTCATAAAAAGAATAGTTAATAAAACTTTAAAAGAAGAGATATGGGATTGACCTAAATCTTGATATTCGTGATCTTGAAATCTCTTCCAATGATATCGATAAAAATGTTACTTTATCTGCTTCTATTGGAGTATCAATTCCAAGAGCAGATATAAATAAATTAATTTCTCAAATGGAGGACAAAAACAATGACTAAGATTCAGAAGATTGGTTTAGTAGCTGGTGGCATTATATCCACTTCCTGTGCACTAGCTCTTTGGTCAGCTCTTGAGAATATGACCAAAGACGATATTAATCGCCTCAGTGATTGTATTGCAACTGATTATATGCAATACAATGAAACTTGGAAAACGATTGTATTTAGACTGGACCGAGCTCTTATTAAAAGCGGTTGCTATTTTACAGCCGTTGGCGCCGGAACCATTAGTGGGTTATTTTTCAAGGGAATAACAGAAGATGTGTTAAAAGCCATTCTGAAGATTGTTGCTGAATTTCAAAAGAAAAATTAATGATTCCGTATATTTTTCATACCACTTAATGGAGGACCAGAAAGGAGGTGCGCCATGTGGTATGAAAGATATTTTCGTGAAGGTCACGCGTTTCAACTCCACGACCCGGAAGATGAAGAAGATCTGAATAGATACATTGAGTCCCTGATGGAGCAGGGAATTAATTACAAACGGATCTTCTTCACAACCGGATGTGGAGAAGAATACGTAGCCATTGTAACGTAGAATTATTATAGCATATTGGGCGGTTGTTAATCTAGTATATTATTAGGTTCTCTAGAGAGTCTTGGAGCAATTTGTTCTGAGGCTCTCTTTTTTCATGATTCTATGGAGGACGAGTATGAAAAAAGCAAAGATATTTTACAAACAAGCAACAAAATTTCTTAAAAGACATAAATCAGAAATTCTTCTTGGAGTGAGTATTGGCGGAACGGTAGCTGCCGATGCACTTTTTATCTATAAGGGAAAGAAATTGTACGAGAATAATGAATCTCCTACACCCCAAAATTATATTTCTGCTTATTGGTTACCTGTAGCTCTTTCTGCTGGATCTGTAGCTGCCGGTATTTGTTCTCACAATGCGGTTGTTGCTGAGAAAATGGCAATGGCTTCTTTTGCAACTTATATTTCGACACGATATAAGAATCTGCAATCTATTTCTTCACAAGAAGATATTCTGAAAGCAGATGAAAAAACACTTGAGGAATTGCGGATTGAAGCTGATGCTGCGGATGAGCTTGATGACGAATCAGAACCAAATAAAGAATTGTATTACTTTCCTCAGTATGGATTGATATTCTGGACAACAGAAGAGAAAGTGCGCACTGCTGAGTTAAATATTAACGAGAAGTTTGTGCATGATGGCAGTGCTTCCCTCGGAGATTTTTTATATTTTCTTGGCATAAAAGATCCATCGTGGAAAGAAGTTTGTGACAGTATTGGGTGGAGATACAACTTCGATGATTTTGAAGATAGTTTACAATACATCTCCTTTACGCAATACCAAAAGATATTGCCGAGCGGTATTCAGTGTAATTATGTGTATTTTCAAACAGAAGCCCAATCATGGTCTGACTGGGATAAAGAATATGATACAGGTGATTTTAAATGAAGATTTTAAAAATTGGATCTACTCCTAATCCTACTGTACGTTTTGAATGCCCAGTATGCGGATCAATTCTGGAATGTAATTATAACGAATTGATTCCAACAAGAAGTACTGGAGGGGCAGATTTTGATTGTCCCATTTGTGGATTACTTCGTCATACATCGACATTTTATATTGTTAATGAATCGCTACAAATTAACCATGGAGAAAGGATTCCAGGACCTTATGAACAAGCCTAAAGAAGAAATAGCAACTATTCATGTTAAAACAAGTGTGGATTATGTTTGTCCGTTTTGTGGCAAAGAAATAGATCCAATTAAAGAAAGATATTCCATAGAATGGGCTCGAATTGGCTCAGGAAGATTTAAGAAAAAGCAGTATTTTCATACCAAGTGTGCTCATCGCAAATAATTCTTATCCTTTGATGAAGTAGAACACATTATTTTAGGAGGTGTTAAAAATGAGTTTATTTAGGAAAGAAGCTGATGAGACACTTATTGCTTTAATTGAGGAGCGTGAGGCTTGGCGAGAAGAGGTAAGTAAAATTCAGGACAAGAATACTCAAGAGTATTCTATCGCGTTCCAGAATTGGATTAACGTTAGTGACGAAGTTCAGAAGTACGAAGACGCTCATAAGCAGTGGTGGCAGAAAATAAATTGGATTAATGTCATTACTGCGATGAGTGGATTGGTAACTGCTGGAGTTGGAGTCGCAAGCGTGATAAACACGAAGAATGCGATAGAAGAGTCTCGATACGAAGCCGAATTAGCTTATCGAAACGATCAAAATGATCAGCTCTGCGATGGCAGAGTGTGGAATCAGAAGAACCAAGTAAGTAAGTTCATTAAATAACATTAAAAGTAATAAACTACTTTAGGAAAGAGATTTGGAATGAATAATTCTAAGTCTCTTTTCTTTTTTTTTATGGAGGACAAAATATGTGCGGTGATCGTAAATTCTATGAAGATTTTCGGCAAGGGTTAACTCGTAAAGAAGTTGCTATAAAGTATGGTATTCGTTACAACCATGTTTGTCACTCGATCAGTTGGTATGAAACCTATGTAGCTCCTTATCCGTATCTTAAAAAGTTATATTGTTCCATGATAGACCATAAAGTAAATCTGAAAACAGCAAGGCGGGCTATATATTTCCTAACTCGCAATGTGGCTTATTCAAAAACAGAAGTTAAAAGGCTTCTGAAATGCACTTATATTTCCGAAACAAACAACCAAATTCTTTTAAAAGACCTTGATAAAGAACGGGAATATTGTGAATTGCATCCGGAAATCGGATCAATTTATTTATGGGGAACAGGTCCAAAAATAATTACAGCATTAATGACTGCAGAAAGGGATTGCAAATGAAAAGAGAGGTAAATTTTAACAAGTATTGTAAAACATGTATTTCAAGAGCTTGCTCTGAATGGGATCGCGATACACCTTGCTATGAATGCCTGCAATATGCTTGGAATGAGGATAGCGAGAAACCTCAGCTGTATGAGGAGGATAAAAAATGATTACTTTAGGTCAAACTGCCTATTTTGTACTAATGGTAACGTTATTTATTACTATTATATCTAATATTATGGCAATTGCGGCAGCCTTTAACATGCGTAAGGCATACCGAGAAGGTTTTATTGATGGCTCGCATGGTATGCTGAAAATATTTGAGGATCTTTATAACAAGCAATCTAAAGAGAAAAAGGATTCGTGAAATAATCATCCCTCTTAATGAAGTGCAGTATTTAATTTGTAATTTAATTAGGAGGTGTGAAATGAAAAAGTTTCTAAAAGGCATCCTTATAATTATTTGTATGATCGTTTCAGTACCGGTCACGATAATGTTGTTGGCAGCATTGTTTGGATTTGGTAGTCTGGTGATGATTATGCCAGAAATTATGGGAGGAATATTAGTAATCTTGGCAATTTTTGCAATTCCAGGATTAATAGTAGGATTAATTATTGGCAATTCAAAAGATAAGAAATGAGTTTAAGAGCTCTGGAACAAAATGTTCTAGGGCTCTTAGCTTTTATATTTTTAGGAGGACATGTATGCAAAGACCAAAAGTATTAAACACACTTGTACCAAAGGCTAAAGACTTCGTGCAACCAATGTGGAAGTTTTATATTCGTCATGAGTCGTCTGTTTTAACGGCTGGAACAATAGGCTTTAGCTTAGCTACAACTGCTGTAACGTTACGTAACGCACGTTTCATTATGAACACGATAGATGATGCTCACATAATGCTTGAAAACGCAAAAACAAATGACGAAAAGGGAAAGATATTTGTTGCAACAGTAAAGGAATTAGCCCCCAAAGCAATTCCTATTGTGATATTCCAGTCCTTAACAATTTTCTGTGCAATTCGTTCAAAGAAAGAGTCCGATAAGAAAATTGCAGAGTTAACAGAAGCGCTTGCAATGGCAAATAACGCAATCACTTCCTATAAAGCTTTCGAAAAAGAAGCAAAAGAAAAGCTTGGTGATGAGAAGTATGCGGAAGTAAAAGATGCTGTTGCAAAAGAAGTTCTAGAAGACCATCCAGAGAAACCGATCAATGATATTTCAAAAGTTCCAAGTGGAAATGAGGTGTTCGAATACTGGGATAACTTCACTAATAGGCGATTTTATTCCACGGTTGCACCTTCTGAAATGAAGATGCGAATTCATAATTTGTCTCTTCGATTTACAAAGGGAGAAATAAATAATTACGATGACGAAGGTAGATCTAAAGTTACTTACAATGATATTTATGAACTGTTTAGAGATGATGCGCTAGTAGTCCATCCTGTAGGTGACACTTGGGGTTGGTATGATACAGATGCCCCGTATCGTGAAGCCGATGAAGATGCTATTACAGTATGGATATCGCCAGTAGAAGATCCAAACAATCCGGATCATACTGTATGGTTTCTCGATTTGCAAGGCGGACCGTTCTTTCGCAAAGATAGATAATGATATTCCACCACTAGAAGAGCGGATTGGGTATTGGTACGACTCAGATCCGCTCTATTAATTCGCAAAAAATTCAAGTGCGTTAATGAAGTGAATAACACATATTTTCCATAAGGAGGAAATGAATTATGAAACGTTATATTGAAATCGTTGATGTGGATGACAATGGAAAGAAGACAGTTGTTTCATCTGAAGAGCAGAAGAAGTTTAGCCCGAAGAAGGCCGTATCTGACTTTGCAGAGAAGCATCCGAAAGTGGTGAAAGCCGCTAAGGTAACCGGATTGGTTATTTTAGCTGGTGGAGCTGCACTTTTGGGAGCTTCTGCTGTAAAAGCTAAGAACGGATCTTCTTCTGGGAGAGATTTACTTAGCGCGGATGATCAGAAATTACTGGCAGATCTTGAGGATCTTGAGTCTGAAACTGAGACAGAAGGTGTTACAGAAGAAGTTTCTGACACGGAAGAAGAGTGTTAAGACTTAAGAGTGGGAGCTCTAGAATGAAATATTTCTAGGGTTCTCACTTTTTCTTTTTGGAGGATATTTATGAGCGATAACCTACAAGATAAAAAACCTGTTATCAAAGCCTCTTCCAAAGACCGTTCTATTGCAGGTGATATTGGTAGAGAAGTCATGCAGAACTATATTGTCCCGAAGTCAAAAGACATTATGCATGACACGTTGGCTGGATTGATATCTATGGTTGGCGATGCGGTACAAAGCGCACTAAACCAGGCAATTTACGGAGAAGATCGACCAAGACAGTCACAGAATTCTCACGTGGGATATAGTACGTTTTACACAAAACCACAGGCTCCGCAAAGTAATGTTCGTACTTATAATGATACGCTGGGTAAGCGTTCGTCGACAGAGGTAAAGTATATTTGGGTTCAGACAGAGCAAGATGCACAGTCAGTAACATCGAGCATGCGCCAAAATATTCAACAGTATGGAAAGTGCAAAGTGGCCGATCTCTATGAGATGGTAACACCAAAGATTCAAACCACTTTCCAAGACTATAAGTTTGGTTGGGTAGATCCAAATTCTATCTCTTATCATAAGGAATATACCGGAGAACATAGAGGTGAATACATTTTGGATCTTGCAAGACCGATTGATATTACTAATATTTAAAAAGAGGATATGAAAATGAATTTAAATAGTTTGACCCGTACTGCAAAGACTTGTGGACTTCTTCTTAAGAAGCATGCAAGTACGATTGAATTTGTTGCTGGCTGTGCTGCTGTTGTAGGTGGCACAGTTCTCTTGGTAAAATCTGCAAATGATATTGCAGATGTGAATAATCAGGTGGAAGACCATAAGCGTCATTTAAAAGAAATTGATGAGGACGAAGATGGTTGGGAAGGCATGGATGAGACTAGAGGACAGTATATTCGCAGATGTTTTGTTCAGGACACTGTAGATTATACCAAAGCTATTTGGAAGGCAGCAGGATTAATGGCTGTTGGTATTACGATGTTCGGCTTGTCTCATGCAACGATTACTAAGCAGTTAAAAGCTGTGTCTGCATCTCTTGCTGCGACGTCCCTTTCTTATTCTCAGTACCGTCAGAGAGTGCGTGAAGATGTTGGCGAGGAAAAGGATTATCAGTATTTAACTGGAGGCTGTGCAAAGACCGTTGAGGTCAAGAAAGATGGAACTGTAATTGAGACAACAATTCCAATTAATGGGGATGACAAAACGATTTATATTCCGCATAGTATGTTCTTTGATGAACATAACGTTAATTGGAGAAAAGACCCATCAAGGAATATGTATTTCTTAAAGCGAGGTCTTGTTGCGGCGAATCGCCAGTTGGAACGAGATGGCTTCATCTTTGAGAATGATATTTGGAAACTCATTGGTGGAGAAGCTTGTGATATGACGGTGGCTGGCCAGTGCGCTGGATTCCATTATTTAAATCCGGATGGATCTACCAATCAGATTAGTTTCGGTTTTGAAGCTAATACAGAAGCAGCTAAAAGATTTAGAGATGGTGTTGAACCGTCGTTTCTGGTGATCTTACAGTATACGGATGGAAGACCAGCAGATAATAATGTATTTGATTATGTCACATTAAAGAAATATTAATGATATTTTATGGAGGACAAAACTATGTTAGTTAAAGTTATTGCAGGTATCGTACTTGGTGCGGCAGCAGTTGCTACGACGGTTGCAGTTGTAAAAGCAACTTCTAAGAAGTATGTTACAACTAACGAAGAAGTCAATGAGGAGGATGAGAGCGTTCTGAAAAAAATTAAGAAGGCTGCTCAGAAAAAAGCTCTTGATATTCTTCAGTTTGTGATTAATCATCAGGAACAGATTGAGGCTGCTACAACTGTTATTGGATTAGTAGCAGGTGTTGCTGAACTTGGTTCTTATGTGAAAAGTATGAAGGATCATAATGAAATCCTCACGCGGCTTGATAAAATTGAGCGTGATGCTTATGGCAATGGTTATAGTGATTCACGAGACGACCATCTTAAAGACATAATTGAAGCTGCCAATACGAAAAAGCCTTTAGATTTTATTATTGATTCTGGTAATGATAAAGTAGCTATTAAGCACTTCAAAGTTGAAGAGGTAAATGGATGATGAAAGAGAAAATTATATTTGGCCTTGGTGGGCTTGCGGTTGGTTTTGCTCTTGGATATATCTTTGGCAAGTTTACAACTAAGAAAGAAGAAAAACAGGATCAGGAGGAAATTTCAGAGGAAACTAAAGAAGCTGCCGAAGAGATCATCGCCAAAGAGGGCTATAAGGTACCTTCTGAACCAGATACTGATACCGAACAACTTAATAAAGAGTATGAAGAATATAGAAAGATGAAGGGAGATAAAATCGAAGTTCTTGGCAATGATCCGATCGATAAGATGTACCCTGATATTTCTTATGAGCAGAAAACATTATTATATTTTGTCTATGATGATCTGCTTGTTGATGAAGAGGGTAACGCCGTCGATGAAGAGGAACTGATTGGCAATAAGCTTCGCCAGTTCCATTGGTATGACGACGATGCGGATCATGTTTGGGTAAGAAATAATAAAACGCAAACGGACTATGAAATTCAGAAGTTTGATTGTGGATACGAAGATCATTTTGATCATGAGTTTCCGGATTACCCGACAGATGAAGATGAAGACGAGGACGACGATATAGAAGATGAAGCATGATTGGAAAAGATTATATTGAATGGCTAATGAATATGACTGGGCTCAATGGATATTCATTGCTTCTTTCTCATCTAGCCAAAACCGAGTTTTATTGGTGGATGGTATTGGATGAGAATCGAGCGTGTGCCGGGCTCAGTCTAAGAGAAAGATATTCTTTTGAAGCAGGGATCTATCAGTCGGATGTTGCTGATGGTCCCTGTTCTGTTTTAGAGATGCTGCTTGCGTTGGCGGAAGATCTCGAGCAGCAGAGTGGCGCAAAGACAACTCAAGAATTCTTTTACGAGTTACTTGATAATTTGGGTCTAACTCAATACCATGATGCAAAATATTATGATAAAGCTGTTAGTTTAATTTTAAAGAAGTGGATGGATAGAGATTATAAGAACTATAACATCTTCAAGCCAGTTCCAAATGTCGATATGCGGAAGCTTGATATTTGGGGGCAGATGCTTCAGTACATTAATTATTACTATCCAATTGATGCAGCAGCGTTTCTTAAAAATTAGGAGGAATGATATTTATGAACTGTGACAAGTGTAAGTTTTCTGGAATTTGTAAGTTTGAAGATGGTGCAAGAAGTTATGAAGAGCAGCTTCATCAGTGGATTAACACAACCACACGTCCTGACAATCTGGAAATTCTTGTAAAATGCACTAAGTTTTCACTGAAGTATCCTGCCGTAAATGTAAAATAACAATTGAAGAAAGGAGTAAAGAATGTACGACTTCTTAAGAGTTCAGAAGAAGTGGGACAATAAGCTCCAAAGAAATGTTTATACTCCTTCCTTCACGATTGGTCATATCAAAGATCTTCTTGTTCGTGGCAATAAGTTTTATGCCATCTTCAATTACAATTCAAACTTGTGGGAAACAGACGATTCAACAGCAATTGGCCTGATTGATGCTCAGATAATTCAATATGCTAATGAAAAAGAATCTGCTGCATTACTTGAAGATCCTGAGCATGGACCAGTTGTGAGACTTCTATCAGATACATCTAATCACCTTATTACACAGTGGCATAACTTCTGTGAAAAAGACTACAGACCGGAATGGAATGATAAATGGCAACTGAATCAGAAAGTTATATTTTCTAATCAGGAGCCAAAAAGAGAGGATTATGCAACAATGATTCTTCCGTATCCATTGCAGGAATGCCCAACACCAAATTACGATCGAATTTGTGAGGTATTATATTTACCTTCGGAAGTTGAAAAATGGGAATGGTTCGTTGGATGTATTCTTGCTGGAGACCATAAAAAGATTCAGAAAATGATTATATTTTATGGTGAGCCAGGAACCGGTAAGTCAACCATCATGGGCAAAGTGATTGCCGATGTAGTACTTGGTGGCCTGGGTGGTGGTTATGTTACAAGATTCGAAGCGAATGGATTGACAGGAAATGATAGTTTTGGCACACAATTCTTGGAGAATGATGCTGTTCTTGCTTATGATGATGAAGCAGAAATGAACATGATTACCAAGAAAGCAATGCTGAACAAAATCATTTCACACGAGTCAATTACCGTAAACCCAAAATTTGGAAGAAGATTTAATAAGATTCCTTCCTGTTTGTTGATGGCAGGAAGTAATGAACCTGTACAGATGTCACCAACGTCTGGGATGAATCGAAGGCTGATTGATATTCGTCCAACTGGTAATAAACTTTCTCCAGATGAGTATGATCACTGTGTAGAAGGGTTGCAATTTGAAAGGAGTGGCATCGCGTGGAAGTGTCTGCAAACATATAAGAAGCTTGGCAGGCATTATTACGATCATTATATTGCGGAGGACATGCTTTCCAGGACGTCACCGTTCCAGAACTTTGTTGAAGAAAACTATCTCGTCTTAAAAGAAGGCATAAGTCTTGCGGCTGCATATAAACTGTACAATGACTATGCGACGGAATCCAATTTCAAAAACATACTTCCGAGATATAAATTTAGAGACACATTAAAATTATATTTTGAAAAGTATGACAATATGAAATTCGAAGGATTCAAACTTGAAAAGATTGGACTTAAAGAGGTGAAACCAGTTGAGGAAGCACCAGAACCTTGGCTTGTTTTCAATTCTACAAAGTCACTTTTCGACGAGGCTTATGCAGATGCACCAGCACAATACGAGCAAGATAATTCGGATCATCCTCTCAAGTATTCTTGGGATAGATGCACAACAAAGTTAAAAGAACTTGATACACATAAGATCCATTATGTACGGGTTCCGAAGAATCTTATTGTTATCGATCTTGATATTAAAGGAGAGGATGGCCAAAAAGATTTTAATCGAAACCTTGCAGAAGCGCAGAAGTTTCCACCGACTTATGCGGAGCTTAGTAAGTCTGGAAATGGAATACATCTGCATTATATTTACACTGGAGGTGATCCGGAAGACCTTTCGCGAATTTATGGAGACAATGTAGAAGTGAAAGTGTTTACTGGTAAGTCTGCTCTTAGAAGAAAGCTTACTAAGTGTAATGATATTCCAATTGCTACTTTGGCCAGCGGATTACCATTAAAGGAAGGAGCGGATAAATTGATTGATTGGGAGGGCTTTAAAAGTGAAAAAGCTTTAAAAGTTCAGATCATTAACGCAGTCCTTAAGAAACATCATGGGCATACGAAACCAGAATGTGACTTCATCTATAAAGTACTTGATGAAGCTTATAAGTCTGGTAAAACCTATGATGTAAGGGATCTTGAAAATGATGTTTTTGCATTTGCTGTTAACTCTTCAAATAAAGCAGAATACTGCATGAATCTTGTAAATCAGATGCATTTCTGTAGTAAAGATATTGAAGAAAAAGAGAATGAAGAAACATCGGAGTACAAGAATGCGCCAATTATATTCTTAGACTGCGAAATATTTCCAAGTTATAAACAGGCAAAAGAAGCTGGGGTAGAAATTCCGGAGAACATTCCGAAAGATACTCCAGCTCTTTTTCTTGTTAACTGGAAGTATCGTGACGACGAACCTTATAAGTTTGATAGTTCAGGCAAAGTTATTCCAAAAGAACATGTGAAAACCGTTGTGCGAATGATAAATCCAACACCTGAAGAAATCGAAGGTCTGTTTAAGTATAGGATTATTGGATTTAATAATCGCAAGTATGATAATCACATGCTTTATGCAAGGGCTCAAGGGTATACAAGTGAAGAACTTTATGCATTAAGTCAAAAGCTTGTAAGTAAGGATTCTGAGATATCGAAGAATGCAAAATTTGGTCCTGCATACAATCTGTCTTATGCTGATGTTTTAAACTTTGCAACAACCAAGCAGAGTTTAAAGAAGTATGAAATCCAGTTCGGCGCGGAACATGTGGAATGGAATCAACCTTGGTATTTGCCAGTTCCAATGAAAGATTGGACTAAAGTAGCAGAGTATTGTGACAATGATGTTATTAGTACTGAAATAACATTCGATGGATGTTATGAAGATTTTGTCGCAATTGAAATGCTTGCTGATATTTCTGGAGGAACGGTAAACGATACCATCAATTCCATGTCTACAAAGTTTGTATTTGAAGGTAATAAGCATCCAATCCTTGTTTATACCGACTTTACAACTGGCAAACAATACACTACCGAAGACTATCAAATGCCAATTATATCGGAAGATGAGTACGAGAAACTTGGAGATGACTGGACTGGCGTTAAACCTAAAAATGTTAATCATTTTCCAGGTTACCATCTTGTACGATTCAAAGATGGAACGCTTCATAATATGTTCCGTGGTATTGATGTCGGACGTGGCGGTTATGTGTATGCAAATCACGGAATGTATGGAAGAGCAGTTACAAAAGATGTTGCTTCCATGCATCCGCACTCTATTAAAGAGCTCAATCTGTTCGGAGATTACACAAAGAACTATAACGATTTGATGGAAGCAAGAATTGCAATTAAACATGGGGATTATGACAAAGTTAAATCTATGTTTGATGGTAAACTTGCTAAGTATTTGGGCGATAAGAAATCTGCTAAAGCTTTGTCCAAGGCATTGAAATTGATTCTTAATTCTTTCTATGGAATGACTTCAAGTCCTAGTGATTATTTTGTAGCAAAAGATAAGAGAAACATTAACAACATTGTTGCTCTTCGTGGAGCACTTGTTATGAAGATGCTGCAAGATGAAGTAGAAGCAAAAGGATTTACCGTTATTCACATCAAAACGGATTCTATCAAGATTGCTAATCCAACAGATGAAGTTCTTGAATTTATTGATAATTTTGGGTCTAAGTATGGTTACACATATGAAATCGAACATACTTGGAATCGTATCTGTCTTAAAGATAATGCACAGTTCATTGGTCTTCATGATACTGACGATCCAGAGTCACCAATGGTGTGGGAAGCAACTGGCAAATATTTTGCTGTTCCATATGTGTTCAAGTCGTTATTCACACATGAGCCAATTATATTTGATGATTTCTGCGAGACGATCTCAGTTAAAGAAGGTGCGCTTCATCTTGTTAAGAATGAAGGTACAGAGAATGAAACTGACGAGTTCGTAGGACGTGTTGGTCAGTTCACACCAATGAAGAAAGGCGGTTCAATATTATATCGTGTGAATAATGGCAAACGATATGCTGCAACTGGAACAAAAGGATATTTATGGATGGAATCGGATCAGGTAAAAATATTGCACTTAGAAGATGATATTGATAAATCTTATTATCAGAAAAAGTGTGATGATGCAATTGCTGAAATTAATAACTTTGGCAATTACGAGTGGTTTGTTTCCGGGCAAGATGACTTTAGTCATTATATGAATTCACCAGAGTTTCAGTTAGATTCTATTCCTGTTGGAACTGATGAAGAAATTATATTGAAATGAAAAGGAGCGAGAAAATGAAGGTTTATATGTCAGGTAGAGATCTCATTATTGAGGGTGCTAAGAATGAAGATATTCTTGGAGGTTCGTTCAGAAATTTTGGAGGTGTTGAAAAGAGAAATCCAAAGACTGGACAGGTTGTAAATTCAAAAGGAAAAAGGAACTTTAATCTTAAAGTTTCTGATGAATATCTTGATTTCTTTACTGAAAATGGATGCAATGTAAAAGAATTCGGAGGCAATCCTGAAGAGGGAGAACCTCCAATTCATTTTGTTAAGGTAAATGTTAATACGGAGACAAGTAATCGTCCTCCAAAGATTCAGATTGTAAAGAGTTCTGGTCAGCTTCAGGATTTGTCTCCTGAGTCCTATGGAAAAATAGATGGGATGTTTATTGAGAACTGCGATATGGTTATAAACTTTTATCGCAAGTATGATTCAGCATCTTTGTATCTTAATCTTGGCGTTTTTAAGGAACATCTCGATCCAATTTCTGCCAAGTATGATGCTCTAATGGATAAAGAAGGTCTTGATCCAAATCTTCCTGATGGAGACGATGAAGATGTGCCATTCTAATGATATTTGGAGGACATAATGCTGCTAGGCAATACTATTAAAGTTTATAACGAGTATGAAGAATTTTTTACAATTTCTAAGGAGCATAGTACTGATGCCGGTTTTGATTTAAAAACTCCAAGAGCTTTTTATTCTTCGTGCTGGTTCAAGCGAGGTAATAGATACTGGAGTACATATTGATATTCCGGAATCATGGTATGGGAGACTTGAAGGTAGATCTGACCTTGATATTAAACATGACATCGTTTGCCTTGGAGGAGTAATTAATTCTGGTTATACTGGGCCAGTTGTAGTTAAGCTCTATAACTTAGGAACAAAAGATTATATTTTTGAAGCTGGTGATAAGATTGTTCAACTTATAATTCAGCCGTGTCTTTTTTCAGGTATAGGAATTGAGTGCGTTGGTAGCTGTGATGAATTTAATAATTCAGATTCGCATAAAAATCATCGCTTCTAATGAAAGGGGGTTGACCGATATAGACGGCGTTCATGTCTATTGGCATATCTAAAGTCATATCGAAACACCATATCTGATAGAGAGTCTTGGAACAAATAGTTCTAAGGCTCTCTTTTCTTTTATTCAATTTATAGGAGGTCTTTGTATGATATTACCCATTGGATTTGAAGTAGGCTCTAACATTAGAAGGAAGAGACAGTATAAAGATTATACTCAAAAAGAATTGGCGAATAAGGTAGGAATATCTCAGTCTTACATTAGTCAAATTGAGAACGGTAATATGCCGCCTAGGGCACTTCTTGTAAAAATAGCAAGTGCTCTGGATGAACCTCTTAATTATTTTTGGCATTAAAAAGGGAGAGTTATGAAATATTGCACCAATAAAGATTGTAAACGCTATAAGGAACATATTCGTAAGGATGGTTTGATATTGGACAGTTATTGTAAAGAATGTTTTGCCACAGGCTTTAATTATTATTCTAAAGCTGCCCGTACAAAAGAAGAGTGTATTCCAGGAACAGATTATCCACTGCATTGCAAGCCTGTAAGAACGATGTCTGGTGTTCGATTTGGTTGGTAGGAGATAAAACTATGAATTATATTTTATGCGAAATTTGTATGCTTATTGGTATTGCTGTTGGCGTGTTAATTGAGAAGGCAATTAAAGTTTATGAGGAGCGTGCCGTTCTTACAACACTAGAACAAGAGTGGTCAACTCGCTGTAATTATTACCGAAAGGAGCTTCGGAAGTATAAAGCTTTATGTTGGGTGAAGGGAATAGAAGATGATAATACGATTTAAAAAATTAAGCGAATCTGCAATTACTCCTACAATCGGTTCTGCTGGATCTGCAGGTTATGATTTATATTCTATAGACACGATTTCTATTAATCCCGGTGAAACAATTAAGATTCATACAGGGATTGCAATGGAGATTCCAGCCGGATATTTTGGTGGAGAATACGCAAGATCTGGATTAGCCACAAAAGAAGGGCTAAGACCTGCTAATTGCGTTGGAATTATTGACTCGGATTATCGAGGAGAGATTATTGTTCCACTCCATAACGACTCTAAAGAAAAGAAATTGATATCCTATGGTGAAAGAGTTGCACAGCTTATTATTCAGCCATATTTAATCTCTTCACTTGAGGAAACAAATGATATTTCTGATACAGATCGTGGTAATGGTGGATTTGGTTCAACTGGGAGCTTTTGAATGAAATTGAATGTGGTTTTAATCATAGTCGCTTTAATAGCACTAGATATTTTAATTGATATTCTTTTTGTCATATTGGTCGCACATAGCTCTTACTCAAAGCCGCACTGTAAAGACTGCGATGGAGATTGCGCACATTGTAAATTCTATGGAGGAGAATAATTATGGAAACAGTAAGAAAAACAGTTTTAGACGATGCAAAGCATGCTGTTTGTGGTGATCGAGATCATCAGTACGGAAGCCCTGAAGATAGCTTCGAAAGAATTGCTCGACTGTGGTCCGCTTACCTTAGTAGGCCCTTATTGACCAGCGATGTCGCAAACATGATGATTCTTTTCAAAGTTGGACGGAACATAACTGGAATGGCAAAGCTTGATAATTGGGTTGATATTGCAGGTTATGCCGCTTGTGGTGCTGACTGTCAATTCTCAAATCTGTCATTGGAACAGGAGCAGGCAGAAGACGACACAAGATTGAAAATGAAAGTATAAAAATATAAGATATATAGTGCAGATTAATTAGCATAGTTATATAATACAAATGGAGGTGTATTATTATGAAAACTATTAAAAAATATTTAGCACTTATTGCGTCTGTTTTATTGATATCCATTGGGATTCCGACCGCTGCACATGCAGCAACACTTCCTACAACGCCTACAGTAACTGTATATGCACAGCCATCGTTTTCTCTTAAGTATATGAGTGATGGCGGATTATTTGATCCAATCTATTACAAGAAGATGTATCCAAATGTGATGCTATCTTTTGCACAGTCGCCAAAGGGTTTTTGTAAAGATGAAGATCTTTATAATTATTATTTAACAACTGGTAAAGCTTTGGGCCAGCTACCATATATGCCATCAAAAACTCCAATTCAGATATTTGATTATACAACTGTAAAGCAATATGAATCGGTTGTGTTGAATATGTCACCAGTCCTTGAGCATCATATGCTTAATAATAAGCCAGTGACAATTAGCCTTAAAAATGGTATCGGAGTAATGATGTCCGGTAACGCAGTAAGTGGAATATATTTCTTTTCCAATTGCTGGCCAGTCAATCCAACATTCGCTCTTTTTGGATTACCGAATATTGGTCTTTGTGGCACCGTTACTAAATCATACGATCCCATTATGATTGGACCTAATTTCTTAGCAGAAGTCAAATAAATAGTATTATATTTCAAAGTTATGTAAGCCTCTGAGTTCTTGATGAATTCAGAGGTTTTCTTTTTTCTTAAGAGAGGAGGGAAAAAGCACGTTACATGATTGAATTATATCCTGAACAAAAAGATGCAATTCGAAAAATGCACAATGGTTGCATCTTAAATGGTGCCGTTGGAACTGGTAAGTCAAGAACAGCACTTGCATATGCGAATCAAAAGGAAAAAGGAAAAGATATTTACATCATTACTACCGCAAAGAAAAGAGATTCAAAAGAATGGGAAGCAGAAGCAAAACCGTTTCGATTTAAAACCGTTGTGATTGATTCTTGGAACAATATTAAAAAGTATCAGAATATTTATGGAAGCTTTTTTATATTCGATGAGCAACGGGTTGTAGGCAGTGGAGCATGGGTAAAATCGTTCTTAAAGATTACAAAGAAAAACCACTGGATTCTCCTTTCTGCAACGCCCGGAGACACTTGGAAAGATTATATTCCTGTCTTTATTGCAAATGGTTTTTATAAGAATCGTACAGAGTTCAATATGAAACATGTGATCTATAAACCATATATGAACTTTCCAGTTATAGATCGATATGTTGATGAATATGAACTTATATCTCAACGCAATCAAGTCTTAGTTCACATGCGAGCCAATCGAAAGATTAAGAAAGAAAAGAAAAAGATTACTTGCATGTATGACAGAATCAAATACAAAAAGATATTTAGAGATCGTTGGGATGTGTTTGAGAATAAACCAATCGAAGAAACTGGCAAACTTTGTTATCTATTGAGAAGAGTAGTTAATGAAGATGAGGATAGAATTAACGCTTTGAAAGTCCTTCTTTGCGATCATCCAAAAGTAATTATATTTTACAACTATACTCCAGAATTAAATATTCTAAGAGAAGTTGCAAAAGAAATGAAATTTGATATTGGTGAGTGGAATGGAGAAGTTCATAGTGAAGTGCCAACGTCAAAGAAATGGGTGTATCTCTGTCAGTATACAGCAGCATCAGAAGGTTGGAACTGCATTACAACAGACACAATTATATTCTATTCTCTCAGCTACTCTTACAAAGCTATAACGCAAGCAGAAGGACGAATCGATAGAACAAATTCACCATTTGATATTCTTTATTACTACTATTTGCAATCTACAGCTCCCATAGATCTTGCCATTGCAAGAGCATTACATGAAAAACGAGACTTTAATGAAAGGAGTTTTCTTGGGCTATGAATTGTTTAAAACTAATCGAAGAACATCCTGGATATTGTGTTTCAGCTGCTGGTCAAGTTTTTGCAATGAAACTGATTGATGGAACGCAATACAAAATTATAGAACTTCAACAAGATTATTCGAACGGTCATGCAAGAGTCAAACTAAATTATATTCATGAGGACGTTGGTCGATTGGTTGCCAAAGCTTTTATTAAAAACAATAGTTCATATTATAATCGCGTTTTTCATATCGATCGAAACCCTTGCAATAATGCAGTAGAGAATCTTTGTTGGATGACGGATTCAGAAGTAAAAATAGCTTCACAATGGTCAAGAGAATATTGTTTAGCCCATTTGCCACAGGATCTTGATATTCTAAGAGCTAATCAATTTGTCCCCATCTGAACGTGTTAAATTCATAGCCTTTAATAGAGGGAGAAGGGAAATATTTCCTTCTCTTTTTTATTTTGGAAAGGAACGGTTTTGAGTAAATTAGAGAGTCAGTTTCAAGCTAAACTAATCAGGCGTCTCAAGAAAGAGTTTCCTGGATGTGTTATTGAGAAACAAGATCCAAAATACATTCAAGGAATACCAGATCTTGTGATATTTTACAAAAACCATTACGCCATGCTGGAATGCAAAGAGAGTCAATCTGCAAACCATAGACCAAATCAAGATTATTATATTCAAAAATTTAACGAGTGGTCCTATGCATCCTTTGTGTATCCAGAAAACGAAGATATTGTCATAGCAGAATTGAGGGAGGTTTTGATTTGAAAAATTTTCATTTTAATAATCATCCCGAAATTAAAGAGGGACAGCATGCAATATTTGCACCTTCTCAAAAACTTCTTTCTAGAAGCGAGCTAACGCCAGAACAGCTGGACAATATTATTCGTTCAAAGTATGCAGCACAGATCGGCACCATCATTCATGCAGAAGCGGCAAGAATGATATTGCAGAAAAAATCTGTTACAAAAACAAAGGTAGCAGATCGTATCTATGATGCATTATGGCAAGCAAACATTCCAGATAAGTTAAATACACCTGAATTATATTTGGATACAGTCGTACCTTACATCAAAGATGCAATTGGTTTTGATATGTTACCAGAGCAACCGATTGTTTATAACTATCCAATTGCTTTCGGAACAGCAGATTGCATTCGTTATAATCCAGTAAAACATGAGCTTCGGATTCATGATTTAAAGACAGGAAAAATGGCAGCATCACTTGATCAGTTGGTCGAGTATGCTGCTTATTTCTTTTTGGAGTATCACATTAATCCAAAAGATGTTTCTGTTATATTGTGCATCTATCAGAATGGTGAAATCTTAACTGGTCTTCCAAAAGCGCCAGATATTTTACCTGTTATGTCAAGAGCTGTAGAGCTTACAAAGTATGTCAAGAATAACTATATGGAGGTATAAGTATGCTTAACGTCGATTTATATTCTCAGATTATTCTAGATGCTCTTGAGCATACTGGTGTAGCACACGATGAGAATCCTCCGGGAAGAGGTTCTGGTAGATATCCTTTTGGAAGTGGAAATAGACAGCATCAACACGATTGGGATTTGATATCCAGAATTAATAAACTTAAAGAAGCAAATCCTGACGCTTCAGAAGCACAGATCGCTGCAATGCTTGGATATTATCAGTACGATAATAGTGGAAAAGTTATTACAGATCCGGAAACGGGTGCTCCAAAAGGATCTACTTCTAAATTGCGTGCACAAAAACAGATTGCCGTTAATAACAAAAAGAAAGATGAGTATGCAGAATGTCTTTGGTATACCATGCATACAAATCCTGCAACTGGAAAGCCATACAATCCAAGTGAAATTGGTAGAATCATTGGCAAGAACGAATCGTCTGTGCGTTCTATTTTAGCTACAGGCCAGAATGGTAATCCGAATAAAGTTACTGACGTTGCAAATAAGCTGCGTAAAGCATCGGAAGAAAAAGGTTACATTGATATTGGTAAAGGTACTGAACTTTCTTTGAACATTTCTCCTGATGGCTTGAAAACTGCAGTTGAGATGCTGAAAGCAGAAGGATATACAACGCAGGAAGCTCGTTTAAAACAGGTTGGTTCAAACGGGGCAAATGAAACAATATTCAAAGTTCTGTGCCCTCCTGGATCAGAAAACAAGCCTCCGATTTATCGTCATATGGATGATATTAAGTTGGTTGATGATCCAGATGGAATCGAGTCAGTACTTACTAAGAAAGGTTTAGGAGATCCTCCGAAGATTGATCCTAAGCGAATCAAAATTATATATGATGAACAGGGCGGCACACAGCGTGATGGTCTGATTCAGATCCGGGCAACCAGAGATGAGAATGGAAATCTTGTTTCTGCTAGTCCGGATCTTTCTTTAGGCAATGCTAAATACGCTCAGGTTCGTATTGCTGTTAACGGCGGAAAGGAATGCGTCACAGAAGATAATCCTTTAGGTATTAAATACATTAAAGGAATGGCTGTTTACAACACAGATTTGCCAGAGAACGTTGATATTTGTGTTAACTCAAACAAGTCTGAAAAAGATGGCATGAAGAAAGCACTCAAAGATATTCAGATGAATAAAGATGGAACCATTGCATCGAATATGTTTGGCGCTTCTGTCGTTCAAACAGAGTATACAGATCCAAAGACGGGAGAAAGAAAGCGCTCGGCAATTAATATTGTTGGCTCTTCTGCTCCAAATGCCAATGATGCCCATAAAGAAGGTGCATGGAATGCTTGGAGTAAAAACTTACCGGCACAGTTCCTTGCAAAACAGTCATTACCTCTTGTTCAAAAGCAGTTGAAGCTGGCAATTGCAGCAAAGGAAGACGAGTACAACGATATTCTAAGTTACAATAACCCAGTCGTTAGAAAGAAACTGCTTGAGAAGTTTGGTGATGAATGTAATGGTGCAGCATGCGATCTAAAAGCAGCACCAATTGCGGGTCAGGGTGTTAAAGTATTGATTCCTGTTCCGTCTTTAAAGGACACAGAATGTTATTGTCCGTCACTTCCGAATGGCACAACTGTAGCTTTAGTTCGATTTCCGCATGCAGGTCCATTTGAGATACCAATTCGTACTGTGAATAACAACAATAAAGAAGCTAATTCATTTATGAAGAATGCTCCTGATGCTATTGGTATTACAAAGGCAACCGCAGACAAACTTTCCGGAGCTGACTTCGATGGTGATACAGCAATTGTTATCCCTATGACAAGAAAGAACTCGAAAGGTGAGTTTGATAAGGTTGTCTCTATCAAGTCTGCGCCATCACTTCCTGGTCTTGAAGGCTTCGATCCTACTGCCGAATATGGTATTAAGAATCCACGGTTCTCTAAGATGGTGGATGCGAATGGCAAACCCACATACAAGTATTTCAAATCCGATAAAGAAAAGGGTATTGAAATGGGTGTGGTTTCCAATCTGATCACCGACATGTATGCTAAGGGTTGCAGTGATGAGATGGAACTGAGTAGAGCGGTTCGATATTCTATGGTTGTTATTGACGCCAAGAAACATGAACTTAACTACAAAGCAGCTGCTGAAGATTATGGTATTGCTGAATTAAAGCAGAAGTACCAGTCAAATCCGGATGGTTCTCATGGTGCATCTTCCTTACTTTCAAGAGCAAAGCACCCCGTTGAAGTTGATGCTAGGTCTATGCGTTCAAAGATTGATCCTATTACAGGTGAACGTATCTTCCTCGCACCCAGTCAGACCATGGAAGCAGATCGAAAGAAAGTACGAGTGCCTGCGCCTGAAGGTTACCAGTGGTATGACAAGAATGGTAAGCCACACAAGTCCACTTGGATGAAGGATAAGGACGGTAAGGATGTCACGAAGACATATGACGGGTCCATTAAGAAAGATACCCAGGGTCATTATTACTATGATCCCGGTAGTGGGAAAGAAGTATGGGAGACCGTAGGCTATAAGAAGCGGACCCAGAAAGATTACGAGATGAACACCGTCAAAGATGCACGTGAACTCATGAGTCAGAACCCCTCTGAAATAGAGCAGACCTATGCTGCTTATGCTAACCATATGAAGGCTCTTGGTAATCAGGCCCGTCTCGATTCTTTGCGTACACCTGATTTGAAATACAGTCCTGAAGCACACAAAGAATATGCAGAAGAAGTAAAGTCTTTGGATGCAAAACTCATTAAGGCTAAGGCTAATGCACCTAGAGAGCGACAGGCACAGATCCTCGCCACCTCTATTGTTAATGGTGAGTTTAATAGACGTACAGATCTGGACTCTGATGAAAAGAGAAAGATTAAAGGTCAGGCTGTTAAAGATGCTCGCGCTCGTTGTGGCGCACAGAAAGATCGTGTTAAGTTCACAGAAAAGGAATGGGAAGCGATTAATAAAGGAGCAATTTCTAAATCTAAACTAGAAGATTTGTTAGACAATGCAGACATGGACAATGTAATGTCTCTTGCGTTACCTAAGACTTCTAAGATTAGTGATGCTAAGAGAAGTCGTGTTATTGCATTGGCTAAATCTGGTTACACTTATGAACAGATTGCTTCGCTTGTTGATGGCGTTTCTGTTTCTTCAATTGGAAACATTGTTAGTGCAGCTTAAAGCTTTTAGTTAAAAGTTCATTTGTCTATTCAAAAGTCTTTGAGCAAACAAAAGAAAAGCTTATTAACAATTCATTACAAGTTCTTATTCGAGAAAGGATTACAAAGTCTGATATGAAAGAGATTTGGGCTACAACAGAAGACAATCCATTTGATCCTTTCACGCAATGGGATCGATGGGTTAACTATGACTATCAGATGGGCTACAATACCTGCGGGAAGCTGGCTAGAATGGCGGCATGTTCTGACAATCTTACAGATGTAGAGAACGACAGTCGTATCGACCATGCTATCAATGATCTATGCGAGAATGGATTCGTAGTCCTTCCTGATGGTTCTGGTGTGTCTCATTATTGTTTGGCGGTTAAAGGTAAAACTGTTGCTTGGTAATGTTAGCTATAAACATGCACATGGCATATGGTATGGAGGCATTGTGTGTTGTGCTTGTAAAATGAAAAGCAAAGTTTGAATAATTATTTAATTAAAAATATTTTTTTTCAAGAAAAATTAATATTTTTAAGTATGATGACGGATTCC